ATTCTATATTTGTCGCTCATTAAGACGACCCTTAGACTATGTTACAAGCCGACCAACTTCACATTAATTCTAAACCTTTAACGTACTTAGAGAACCTTAAGACTTAAAGATTTTTCGCTAAAACACCCTAGCACTTTCATTCACTAACTTATTAATCCCCATGAGACAGTTAACACTAGCCTCTGGCCGGACAATTATGCTTAATGAAGAGCAAGAAGAGGCTTTGACCCGTTTAGAAACGTGGGCAGAGTCTGAAAGCTATTTCTTTTTGTTATCCGGTTACGCAGGAACAGGGAAGACCACCCTGATTAAAGAATTCATTACCTATGTTAAACAAGAGTACGGCTCTTCAGTTGCTATTTCGGCGCCAACGCACAAGGCAAAAAAAGTAATTGTTGAAGCCACGGGGTTACCCGGCTTTACCGTACAAAAACTATTAGGATTGGGATTAGACGTAGACATTTCAAACTTTGATCCGGCTAAACCCGAGTTTAAAGTTCGCTACATTCCCCTAATGCCTGATTATGAGTATGTAATTATTGACGAAGGCTCAATGATTAACAAACAACTATTCCATTTCATTGTTAAAACAGCATTTAAACACAGCGTTAAAGTTGTTTTTATGGCTGACAAAGCTCAACTTCCCCCAGTAAATGAAGAATTGAGTGAAATTTTTACCAGCCCAGAAATTAAAGACAAGTATCAACTGACCAAAGTTGAGCGTCAAGCTGGCGACAATCCTTTAATGCTGGTTTACGACGCAATTCGCTCGAATCTGCGCTCAGCTAAAGACATGTTTCCCAAAGAAACGCACATGACAGAAGAAGGAGAAGGTGTTAGTTTCTTAAATTCAACTAATTTTACAGAGAGCGCTTTGATTTCTTACACCTCTGAGGAGTTTGATGAAGACGCTGGACACTGCAAAGTTTTAGCCTGGACGAACCAAGAAGTTTCAATATGGAACAGAACAATTCGTAAGCATCGAATGGAAAAACTTTACCCCGATGGAAGGATTGGAGCAGTCATGCCAGGAGACCTATTAATGGCCTACGCAACTCGTGAAGGCTATATTGTTAATTCCTCTGAGTATATAATTCAGTCCGCAAGCCTTAGCACTATTGAAATTGAATACCCAAATTTGAGAAACTTTGCTGAGAAGTTTGTAAAAAAGATTCGCTATATTAGCGCTCTTTCCAAAGATGTAGACACAGGCGCTCAAATAGAATTACGCATTCTAAACCCCTGGGATAAAGCTGCAATTAGTGACTGGATAGAAGTTTATCAAGCCTTTACAGGCAAAGCCAAAAAATTTCCCAAAGCTTGGGCCGATTATTTTTCGTTTCGTGGCAAAATACTGTTATTACAAGATGTGCAAACTCCATACAGTGTCGTTAAAAAAGACATTGACTTTGGCTATGCCTTAACAGTTCACCGTTCACAAGGCTCTACCTACAATGAAGTTTTTATTGTGGATTCAGACATCAACAAGAATAGAAGGACAACAGAGAGAAATCAGTTGAAGTATGTTGCATTTTCAAGACCAAGGAAACGCGCATACGTACTCAGCAATTAAGAAACCATAAAAGACGCACATTTTATGATGACCAAAAATGACCTGCAACAAGAGGCGTATGGCGCAGTTGTTGCGAATTCCTACAAAGGACAAGTTTTAGCCGCCACAGGTTCGGGAAAATCAAGAATTGGCGTTTTAGCCGCTCAAGATGCTTTTGAAACTTTTGGTGCAGCTACTGACATTGTTATTGTAGCCCCTTTCATTAAACTACTCACTGAAAACTGGCCTGAAGAGCTAGAAAAGTGGAATAGTTCTCATCTCCTTCCATTTATCACTTTTGTAACTTACGTATCTTTCAACAAGTTACCAAAACACAAGCGTTCGCTAGTCATCCTTGACGAAGCCCACCACTTGACAGAGGCAAGTATTGAGTTTTTTAAAAACAACCCTCAAGACCGCATTCTTGTATTAACTGCCACTCCTCCCGAAGATCAAGGCAAAATTGATTTACTTGCAAGCCTGGCCCCAGTAGTTTTCAAGTACAAACTAGACGAAGCTGTAGCCGACGGTCTAGTAGCCGACTACCGCATTCACATTGTTGATTGTTTTTTAGATACTAAGGATAAGTATATTCCTGGTGGAAAAAAGACAGCGCCTTTCATGACCACAGAAGCTTCTGGATATTTGTTTTTAGATAAGCAGATTAAAAAAGCCATGATTATGAGAAATGACGGGTGGATGCAAGCTTTAATTACCAAAAGAATGCACATGATTTACAACTTGCGTTCTAAAACTAACATTGCCCGAAAGCTTCTTGACAAGTTAGACCCCGACTTACGAATTATTGTTTTTTGTGGTTCTATTGCTCAGGCAAATGAGCTAATGGGCGACGCAGTTTACCATTCTAAATCTTCTGGACAAGCTTTAGCTGACTTTAAATCGGGTGTAATAAACCGAATTGGCGTAGTTAAAGCTTTGGATGAAGGACATAATTTAGAAGGAATTGACGCAGAAGTAATTGTGCAGGGTACGGCGGTTAAACGCCAGGTAGGTCAAAGAATTGGCAGAGCCATCAGGGTAAGACCTAATCACGTTGCTAAAATCTTTGTGCTTTCCACAGAAGGTACAGTAGATAAAAAGTGGGTGTTAAACTCTCTTGAAGACTTTGACCAGTCTAAAATTTCTCATTACTCCAGTAACAATTTATAGTATGGAAGAGATAGTTTATATGCTGCACCATTTGGTTGCACATGGGTATGTATTGCGCACTCAGCAAGACCACTTTGTTTTTACAAACAAATTCTACAAGGAAATTACCGGCAACGACATTGGAGCCATTCCTGCTAGAGAAATCATAATGGTGAAAACTGCTGACGCTGTAATTACTGTTCCAAGTGCTCAAACTGCCGCTATCACATTGAAAACTACTATGAAAACTGAGGACGTTAAACGTGCTTATTTAGAGTTTATTAAAACTTGCAACATTCAGCGTAAAGGCGAGACCAGCACTCATGAAGCTTACAGCTTAAATCAGTATTCAGACAAAGGAGCTAAATCCTTTGCTAAAATTCTTAAACGGGTAAGCACCGGAGAACTGGACTTAAATCTTGTGATTAAATCTACCGAATTGTATTACAAATCCCCAGGGATGAAACTTAAAGTAGGTAACTACATCGGAGAAGGCACATGGGAAACCCATTACAATGAATTGCTGGAAAGCATCAAAAATAAATCACTTGTTCACCACATTAAAGACAGCTTAACACATGATACCAAAGGAACCAGCAGATACCACGTCGGAGAATCTAATAGAGAGAGTTCGAGCGAGGATCCAAGACGGCAAATTGGGAAACAACCTGGGATTACCCTTTCAATTACAGAACATAAATAAAGTTTTGTATGGCTTGCAACAAGCAAGATACTACTTGGTAGGAGCAGACTCAGGCGTTGGTAAAACTACGTTCGCTGATTTTATGTTTGTGCTTCATTCTTACATTACTGCAAAGAAAGAGGGCAGAAAGCTGAAGATATTTTACTACTCTTTTGAGATTTCAGAAGAGGAAAAAATAGCCAAGTGGATATGCTTTGTTTCTAAAACCGTGTATGGTTTAGCCCTGCACATGGATTACGTAATGGGCAGAATTCACGGTATGAAGGTAAATGAAGAAGATCAAGAAGTCATTGATAAATGCCTTGATTTCTTAGCTGAATTGCTGGATTGTGTCACCTTTATTGATACGCCTAAAAACCCTACAGCCATATTTCATGATGCAATAGAGTACGCGGAAGCAAACGGTGTGGTCAAAAGAACGGAAGTGATCAACAAGAAAGTTTTAGACAAAGCAGGTAAACCAAAAGTTACTTCTTACATCACTGGTTTCACGCCTACGGATGCTAGACAAACTGTAATGTATTTGGTTGACCACGTTGCACTGTGTACTTCAGAACAAGGATTTAACACTAAAGAGACCATGGACTTGCTAAGTAAATACATGGTGTTTATAAGAAACAAGTTTAGATTTTCTCCGGTGATTATCCAACAGTTTAACACAGAGTTGCAGAGTGTAGAACGTAGAAAGTTCAAATCTGCAGCTTTGGCCCCGCAACGTAATGACTTTGGAGATAGCAAGTACACCTATAGAGATGCTGACATTGTATTTGGTTTATTAAAACCCTCTCAATTCGACATCGCTGAGTTTTACGGTTACTCGATTCTTCCAGGAAAAGACAACAATGCCAGTTATTACTTCGGCGATAACTTCTTAGCTGTATTCTTAATGAAAAATCGTTACGGAGCGTCTGGAATACTTTTTCCACTGTTTATGGACGGCATGTCTGGAGTTTTTAAAGACTTATCGCCTTCAACAGGAGATTATGATTTTGAGCTGGAATCAGCAGCCGAAGAATGTTTACAATTAACTAAAATCAACGAATGGTACTCCCCGAAACCCCAATAAAACCAACCCGTATCAATCCCAAAATATTGGTGATATACGGTTTGCCAAAAGTAGGTAAGACCAAAATCTTATCTCAACTTCCAGAGAATTTAATTCTGGATTTAGAAGACGGTGCAGCGTATTACGAAGCACTTAGAATCTCAATTACTAAAACTTCTGACCTTGATGAGCTTTACGCAGAAATCATGAAAGAAGGCGCTAAACGTGTAAAAGACGGTAAAAAAGGAGCTGATGTGTTTCCTTACAAATACATTTCTTTAGACACCATTGATGCTTTAGAGGATATGGCCGAACGTACAGCAACAGCTAAGTACAAAAGTACAACAATAGGTAAATCTTTTACAGGTGAATCTGTTATTGAGCTTCCCAACGGCGGTGGTTATTACTACCTACGTAAAGAAGTGATGGAAAAGCTCATCCTTATATCTAAGGTTTGTAAAACCCTCATCATTGTTTCTCACGTTAAGGAAAAGAACTTAACCAAAGGCGGTATGGACGTAAGCGTACGCGATATTTCACTGACTGGAAAGTTAGGCGGAATTGTTTGTGCCAGAGCCGACGCAATTGGTTATGTATTTAGAGAGCCAGATGGCCCTTTAATGATTTCTTTTGAAACCGTAGAAAGCGGTGCAATTATGGGTGGAAGGTGCGAACATTTAAAAGGCAAAGTGATGCCGTTTGAGTGGGATAAAATCTTTCTTCCAGAAAATTAATACCAGCTTAAGACCAAAGCTGTAAGTAAGCAATCAATTCATTCATTTATACAATTTAATACGCAAAGACCATGTTATCATTTTTAAGTAAAGTTACCGTATCTGCAGTTGAACCGGCTAAGAAAACGCCAGCAGCAAGACCTAAAAAACAATATCAGCCAATAAACGCTGACATTCGTATCTGGGCTTCAGGTGCAGTTTTTCCATCAGCAGCATTAGTTGTTGAGTTTAATTTAGGCTACCAGTCTAAGGAGGCCGAGCACAAAGGTTTTGGTTTCGACATTATCGACATTGAGCAAATGCCGGCAATCAAATCACCAGAGCGTTTTGTTGCCATTTCTGCTACATTAAAAAATGCAGGTAAAGTAGACATTTTCTCTTCTGTTGGTTACAACGAAGCAGATGGATCACCAAAAGTGACTGTTGAAGAACAAGGAGCTGCAACTTTCGGTAAGGAAGTTTTATTACCACTTTTAAAAGAAGTGTACAACGTAGAACCTAATGAAGAGGGTTTTATTGATTTAAACATCTTCAGAGACATGCCATTTGTATCTCCAAACGGCATATTTAATTTCCCTAAAACAGTATCTCGTGGAGACAAAAAAGGAGAAACAACTTACACACGCAGAGAAAACCAATCGGTTTACGCTTTGGTGCCTTTTGCTTCAGAAACTGATACAGCTGAGAACGCAGCAGAATTAAGTGCTGATGACTTGCCAGGAATGGACACTTTGATGGAGGTAGAAAAAGAAGTAGTAGCACAAGCAGATTTATTTGCTAATGTACCTGCAACTTCAACTCCTAAAAAAGCAACTGCAAAAGCCTAAGTATCGCTTAGGTTTTAAAACAACCATGAATTCACCCCTGGGGAGATAGACCGTCTCCTCAGTTTTACGCACAAATAGACCCATTATTATGATTGGAATTGGAATCAATGAAAATGTTTACTTAGGTAAACCAACTACAGATGAAAAATCAGGAGTGCTTATCATTTCTTTTAAAGAACCTGTTGCAGGTGAAGCTGAACTAAAAGAAGCCATGACAGCAAATCCATTTGCTGATTGGGAAGATGGCGGTTCACTATCTCACACAGAAGGGGGCAACGGCATATCATTAAGGATGTTTCCTTTTGACAGTAAGTCACCGGTGAGCGAACCGGATAAAGTGATTGACGGAATCGAAATGAAGAACCGTATTTCTCAACTGCGTGATCCGTTAGTCCATATACTGTCTCAGTACATGACTAATGACAAGATTATCTTTTCTCCTGCTATCATCTTTAAAGGTACGGGTATTGACAAAGACGTATCTGCTTACGGGACTAAAATTCTGTCTGACACAGTGCAAGAAAAGGTTTACAACAACATTGTAAATCAGTTTATCGCTTTGGCAACTCCTTTTATAGAAAATCCAGAGTTGTTGTTCCGTTTAAAGTTGCCAAGACAATCTGCAAAGAAAGCTTATGCAACCATTCCTTCACGTTACTTGAAAGACTCTCCGTTTATGGAACCAATGAGTATCCCTAAAGCGGCGAGTAAAATCAAGTTTTCTGCGTGGGAGATTAAGAACGGTTTTGACAATGCTGACCCAGTTAGTGTAACAACTGCTGATGTTAAAGAAGCAGAACCTGAGAACGATCCGTTTGCAAACCAGTAACTGAACCTGCTGTGGAAAGTTTAGATGATTACTTAGAAGGAGCCATCTTATCTGACAAAGCAATATTAGAGCGCGTTGATGAATACGCGCTCTATAGTTACTACTTGGGTTTTGCACCCGAATTGGGCCCAAAATTTAAGTCACCCGTTCGTGATAATGCTGACCCAGATACGACCAGTTCATTTTCTTTATTTCCTGACGGTTTAAAGAAAACTGAATATGAGTATATGTGGAAAGACCACGGCACAGGTAACTCCGGCAACATCTTTAAGATGATTGGCCTCATTCATGGAATTAAAAACAAGGATGATGTCTATAGAATTATTGACAGGGATTTTGAACTAGGTTTTTTAGAAAACTTACCCATAGAACACAAGATTATTAGTACTTACATACCAGAGCCAAAGTTTGTTTGCGACATCCATATTAAATCCAGACCATTTAAGGAAAAGGATTTCAACTACTGGAGTCAATATGGAATTACCGAACAAACGCTAGCACTGTACAATGTAAAAGCAGTAGAGTTATTCTGGTTATTAAAACAACAGAAACACCCTAAAGCGCCTGGAGATTTATGTTACAGCTACCGAATATGGAGCAAACATAAAATCTACAGACCTTACGCTGCCAACAAAGATGACAAGTTTAGAAATGATTACACATCAAGGCACATTGAAGGGTTTTGCCAATTAAAGTTTCAAACAGATACTTTAATCATTACAAAATCCAACAAGGACAACATGATGTTTCATGAGTTTGGTTACGAATCTGTTGCTTCTCACAGCGAGAACAATTTGCTTAGCGCTCAAGCCCTTTCTTACTTAGAATCTAAGTACAAAAATATTGTGGTATGGTATGACAACGATGGAAAGCACTTAGCTGATAAATACCCCTACGATAAAGTTTACGTTCCTCTGGAAAGTGGTGAAAAAGATCCTACTGACTTTAGAAAACGATATGGCGAAGAAGCCACACTCAAATTAATACAGCAACTTATACACTAGGCATGGAAGATTTAAGCTACAAACGTCGAGGAGTTCTTGAAGAACAACTGGACGCAAATTACCATGGACGTTTTGTCGCTATGGAAGCCCCTAATAAAGAACTTTTGTACGGTAGAATCCAAACAATAGGTATAGAGTGTGATGGCCAGTTCAGTTATACGGTTACAATAAATCTGGACGGTAAAAGAGTGATTAGTGACTATGACAATTTTATAAAAACTACACAACTTTTATGACTATTAGAGAATTTAAAAACATCGTACCTAGAACGTTGAACGACTTGGGAAGTCCTCTATTAAATAGCATACATGCGTGTTTAGGTATGGGCAGTGAAATAATGTGTGAATTAACGCAGGCATTTCAAACTCGGGATGAAGTTAATCTTTCAGAAGAATTAGCAGATGCCCAGTGGTTTGGTTGTGCTTACGCCATAACTCACAGCATTTATATACCGGAAGAATTCACACCTATTCACCCTGAGCAGGCTACACGTAAGCAACGTAAAGACTACTACGACAAACTCAGAATTTCACTGGGCAAGTTGCAGGATTACGATAAGTCGGAACTGGCTTACAAAAAAGTGAAATGCACACCTGAAGAGCGCGCTGAAACTCTGTATTTGTTTTTTACTTGTGTGGAATTTGTTGCACTTGACCGCAATAGAAGCATGAAAGAAGCAAGAGCTACTGTTCATAAAAAGTTGAAGATTCGTTTTCCTGAGAAGTTTGATTACAATCAAGCAGTAACTAGGAACTTAAACGAAGAGCGTGCTGCTTTGGAGGAGCAAAAAGCATGAAAGAGCCACTCATATATGTTTTTGTAATTCTTATTTCAGGACTCACAATTTTAATAGCGCTTTATCTGTCTAAAACGACAATTGATGATATGGCAGTTAGAATTGAGTCCCCCGAAAAGGGTCTTGTATTTATTATTATGTGTGTTGCAATTCTGCTATTAATAAAAATGCACACCTCTATTTAACCCAATTATCATGTCCATAATAGCAATATCTGGAAAAATCGGCAGCGGCAAAGACGCCGTTGCTGGTATGATTCAAAAATTAACAAGCCAAGAGTTTAACTGGAAAACAAATACACCATCTGTTGACAGCACTTGGAAAGTTAGGAAGTTTGCTGGTAAGCTTAAACAAATGGCATCACTGCTAACTGGATTTTCAGTTGAGGACTTAGAAAAACCCGAAGTTAAGAATTCCGCGCTTGGCCCTGAATGGGAGCGTAAGATTATTTGGACAGCAGGACTAGAAAAAGACTATCGAATAGGTTATGTTAATCATAATACTGGCTTGTTTAAAGCTAAGATTGAACCAATGACTGTACGTCAACTTCTTCAAGAACTGGGAACGGATGCAGTCAGAAACCAGGTGCATCAAAATGCCTGGGTCAATGCTTTGTTTGCGGACTACAAATCATTTCCAAAAGGTAAAGCACATGATTTAAAAGATTTTAGTGAACTGTATCGCCATAAGGCTTGTATCAATTGTGCCAAATCTTACAACGGTTTTAAACGACAGCATTTATGTAAAGATTGTATAGAAAACCCAGAAGTTGTTTTTTATCCTAACTGGCTTATTTCTGACATGAGGTTTCCCAACGAGCTTGAAGGCGTTAAAGCTAGAGGTGGTTTTACTGTTAGAGTTAACCGCCCGAAAGAACGAGAGATGTTTTTAATGAATGCTCATATTACAATCGACACTCGAAAAGTAGAGCATGAATCGGAAACAGCTCTTGACAATGCAAACTTTGACTACACTATTGAAAACAACGGTACGCTCGATGACTTGCTTGTCAAAGTGCAAGAAATGTTAGTTCACTTTAAAATAATCACATGATTAAAGCAAACATAGTTGCGGACAGCCGCACAGAAAGAGGCAATCGTATTACCACAATGGTAGTTACGTTCCCTCGATTCATTCTTGCTGAGTTAAACACTCACAGAATGATGAGTAGAAACTCCGCCAGCAGCCGAGCAATACCTTTTGAGAAAATGCTAAAGTCGGTTGAAGAAAATCCTTTTATCCCTATTGCTTGGCAAAAAGATCACAAAGGAATGCAAGGAACAGAGTATTTTACCAACGCAGACAAAATTACTCTTGATATAGGCGGTAGTTATGCTGGCGGATTGACACAGAATTTTGAAGCAGAAAAACTGTTTAAAGAAGAGTGGATAGCTGCCTCTAAGTCAGCTATAAAAGAAGCGGAAAGATTGCACAGTCTAGGTTTAACCAAACAGCTTTGTAACAGATTACTTGAGCCATTTATGTGGCATACAGTAATTATAACTGCAACAGAGTGGGAAAACTTCTTTGCTTTGAGATGTCCTCAATACGGTGGAGATAATTTAAGGTCTTGGAAAGAATACGCAAGCAAAGGTTTAGAAAACGAAGATGCTGTGTATAAGCTTACCCACAACAAAGGGCAAGCTGAAATTCACATGATGGCTTTAGCTGAAGCAATGTGGGACGCTTTAAATGAAAGTACGCCCAAAGAGTTGAAAGCTGGAGATTGGCATATACCGTTTGGAGATAGTGTCGACGATAAACAGTTAGAAGATACTGTAAACTTCAAATCATTGAATCATGATGGAACTTACGCCCAGGCTCACAAGTATAATCTTGAAAATACTTTAGAAAACTGCAAAGCACTAATACAAAACAGAATCAAAGTTGCTACAGCGCGTTGTGCTAGAGTTTCTTACACAGTTGTTGGAGAAGAAGGTAAACCCGCTAATTACGAAAACGACATCAAGCTTCACGACAATTTAGCTAAATCTGGACACTGGTCACCTTTTGAACATTGTGCTAAAGTTATGACCGAGAGTGAATACTACGGCCATCATGCTACACAAGGGGACGGAAATCCTTTTGGCAGTAACAACAAAGAAGAGTTTGGTGTTTCGGGCAACTTTAGAGGTTTTATCCAGTATCGTAAAACTTTCAACAACGAAAACATAACCAAGTAATTTACTAAACCATAAACTGTATGGCAATTCACGAAGAAGAAGTAATTGAGCACTCGGGTATGCTTAAAGAAATTGATGAAGGTGCGCAAGCCATGTTGTTCGACAACTTGCAGCGTTCCCAGTATCAATACCCGATTAAGTCTACAATCAGAGAACTGGTTTCCAATGGAATTGATGCAATTAACGAAAGAGACAACGCAATAGCAATTCTCAAAGGCAAAGCCAAAGAATCTGATTTTTACTACACTGAAGGCAACGAAAACTTAGACGAGTCCATTCAAGCTAACCGTGGGGTGTACAAAGACAGTACTTTTGACCCAAACTACTACAATGCTGAGTTTTTAAACAAAGATGCAAACAAGGTAAATATCATTTACAAAGAGCAAGGAGCTCTTGAACGTGATTTGCTAATTGTTTCAGACAAAGGCGTTGGTTTAGGTGGAAATAGACTGTTAGGCTATTTTAAGTTGGGCTACAGTACCAAAAGATTAGCTAAAAAACCGCTAGGTAAGTTTGGTTTAGGTGCTAAGGTAGCTTTATCAACCGGCGTAAAGTATTACACTACCACTAGTTACTACAATGGAGAGCGTTTCTGTTTCAATGTTTACAGCAATCACGTAGAAAGTATCATTCCTCCCTTTAACTCACTTAACGGCAAAGCCAATAAGAAGTACGTTGTAGCGCGTACCAAAACTAAGATTGACGAGAACGGAGAGTTGATAATTGTCAAATACGATGATGTTTACTATTCTGAAGAAACTGCAGAGCTTAACGGCATTGACATTACAGTGGAAGTTAAAAAGCACAACAAAACTGAGCTGATTAACGCTGTAAAAAACCAGTTACTGTATTTTCCCAACATCTCACTTGCTATACACCATTATAGTGGAGAAGAAGAAATCATTGTTACTGAAGCAGAAATACTGTATGAAGATGACAAGATTGTTATTTCGGACAACAATCAGTTTTCTAAACCTCATATTCTGATTAATGGTATCTCTTACGGTTACATTGATTTCCTAGAACTAGAAACCGAAGAACAGCAAGGTAACATTGGTATTAAAGTTCAGCCTCATGAGATTGAAGTTAGCCCAAGTAGAGAATCTGTGATTTGGAACGAAATTACGGGCGCCACGATTAAGAAACGATTTAAAGAAGTTGTGGAAATAGCTACAAACTATGTATCTACTCAACTTGTAGAAGAAGATTTCTTAAAATGGTTAAGGTTGTGTTCAGCTTCATTGCTGGGTAATGGTTACAATCATGGCAAGTCTTCGGATAAGCAGGTTCGAGTAATGGCGACTTTAGCTAACATAGCTAATTTGACTGAGCTAAAACCTGCGTACATTGGAGATAGCAGCATTAAGTTTTCGGCAAGCTTAGAGACTTTGTTTCCTATGATGACTTCTATTGGTGTGGTTACTAAAGAAAACCGCTACGATAAGGAATCTAACATGAGCTACAAAGCCAGCAGAAGATCCTCAAAAACACTGGGAGATTTAGGAAACTTGCCTATTTTTATCAAGTACGAAAACACCTCTTATAAGAAAGATTTGTATTTACTGAGTTTGTATCCTGAAGGTTTTGTAACCTACATGCCCTTTATTCCAGATAAAGAAAACCCAGAACGTCCAAGTTTATTTAACAAAGAAGACGACGCTCCAATTACATTGCGCAAAAGAAAAGCCGAAGAGCTGTTTTTGGCCAGTGCCGGATTGCTAAAGTACGAGGAAGTAGACGTTCCTGAAGGTTTTGGAAACGTAGCAGTTGACGAGGAAATTGAAGAAGATGCTGTAGTTGAAACTCAATCAGGTAAGATAAGTACCAGTGCTAAAGAGCGTAGAAAACTTGAAGGCAAAATGGTAGGTTTTACTCCCTCAGTTTGGTCTGGCGAAGAATCTTCGTGGCACAAAGTCGAAGTAACGTTTGATAAACTAGAAAACCTTCACGATTTGGAGTTTTATTACGGAAACCAAGAGTACGAAGAATTGTTGCGTATCGCTGCGATTTTTATTACTGGGCACATCGATAAATTAGCAGCAGAAGACCCTAACGGGCCAATCCCTGCAATGTCTTGGGGCGATGTTAGTGGAAAATCTTGGTTTAATGGTTCTCCATTCAGGTTGCTAAAGATTTCTAAAGCCAACGAGCGATACATGGGTGATAACCATGCTCACATTACCTCATTTTTTGTACGATTTAACAATGGAATTTTAACCATGAGTCAATTACTAGTGCAGTGGAATACTGCAAGAATCATCAATGCTCATTTAAATCTTCTTCAATTTATGCACGGTTACAAGTCAATTGACGCCGATGTGTATGAGAAGTTTAACTTTTTAAATGCGTACTCTGATCTTCACTATAAAAAACTGGAAAGTTTATTAGATCAGTCTGAAGCAGCGGCTGAAATTGTTGACCACATTGACAAAGTCATGGTTTTACAGTTGTTTGTTGCTCAATTTCCTGACGATGCCGAAGCTATTGCGGAGAAAGCTAAAGAGCTGTTTCCTGACGACGACAATGCAGGCAACATTAAAGGAGCAGTAGGCATTGACCTTGAGTTATACAAAAACTTAATGGGCTTGCTGGAATACGCTAAGCCAATTTCGACCATGTTAAATATGGTAACTTCATTGACAGACGCCAGAGACTTAACTCTTGAACAAGAGCAAGTTATTAAGGCTTATGTGGATGAAAGAGTCGACAAAAATTAGCATACTTACAATTAATTACATAATTTCACAATTCAATAATTACACAATTTAATACGCAAACAGACCATGTTCATTAATGTAACAAGATCCGGCAAAGTTATCACTGGAAGTGCTAACGGTAAGTCATTTGGTGTAACCTATAAAGAGGAACTTTATAAAACCATGAAAGATTTGGAAGCTAAGGCTAACCAAGCAAAAACCATGGAAGAGGTTACTGCCATATTAGAAGAGTTTGCTCCCTTAACTAAGGAGAATTTCAAAGTGCAAGCAGAGACCATTTGTCCTTACATCTTTGTAAATGCAGCTACTGGTAAGTTTTACTTGCAGTTAAAAGGTAGAATCTTAAAAGAGCCAATGCCACAAGCTTTAGTGGATAGAATTTTAAAGTCCATCGAGGAAGGTTTAGAATTTATGCCACTGATTAAAGTGTGGGTAAGGTTCCTAAGAAATCCAGTTTGGAAAAAAGGTTCTGCTGCAGGACAAGCCAAAGGCAAGTTGCTGGCCAATTACATCAACACTAAATACACTGACAACGGTTTGTTGAAGGATTTTTTAGAGCAGGGCGCCTCTAACGAGGTTGCTAAAGAGATGGCTACTGGGTACCAAACTTCAATCACCGAAGAAGGTTTGCTGGTAAGTTACAAAGTGAGCAACGAGCTAACTGAAAAGTGGACTTTAGATGCTGAAGGCAACAGAAAACAAGTTTCTCGCTACACACCAACCATTGATGAAAACACCGGTATTGTTTCTTACGATACTCCTGCTTTTGTAGAAGAAAGAGTGTTTGAACCGGCCGTTATGGGCACTGGCGGTGATGTCTTTGTTTGTGAAAACACAGATGGGGAGCAAGCTGAGGGTCACATTATCAGAGTTGGCTGTCGCCACTTCTTAAAAGAGTGGAACCAAGTTAACTGTACTGACGGCGTATTTGGAGACAAAGGTTTACACATTGGAAACTTAGATTACATCAGAGGTTACCAAAATCCTGGCACTGTAACCCATAACGTGTTCCTGGACCCAGCCATGATTGGACGCTTCACCGACCAAGGTGATGGTGCAGTTATAGTAAAGGAATACTTTGTTTTTAAATCGTTTGCTGGTGTGAACAGAAGTATCTACTTCTCTTCTGATTACGGTAAATTGACCGACAAAGAATACGAAGCGATGTTAAATGACTCGTTGGTAGAATTAGGTGAAGTAGCTCAAAAAACAGAAGATACTTCTGGTGATTTGAAAGCTATTGCAACTACTGATTTAGACTAATCAACCTACCCCTCGGCACAGTTCGAGGGGTTTTTACTTACTCTTTATGCCCGAACCTAAAAAGTCCAATCGCAACAGAACTGCAGGACACGCTTATGAATTAAAAACAATCAAGAAACTCAAACCTATCTTTCCTCATGCGGCCAGCTCAAGAAGTTGCAACAGAGCCAGAGATGGAGAAAAAGTAGATATTGTTAATTACGACGAGTTTGCTAACGGAAGAATTCCTGTAAACGTTCAGTGCAAAGACGTGACTGGCGCTGTCAAATACCATTCACTTCTTAAAGAACTCCCAACTAACCCAGGAGTTATCAATGTTGTTTTTCATAACTACAGAGTTAAGAAAGGAACTAAGTTTTATACTGCTGGAGAATTTGCAATTACTCATGTTGAGGATTTTGTAGAGTTGTTAAGGTGTAAAGAAGAATTGTTGCAATTAAAACAACTACGAAATGAGTCAAATACATTCCTTAATAAACAAGCCTGAAGGAGTTAAAGACCTTACAGGCAATTCTTGTATTACAGCTTTGATTGATGCAGACTCTATACTTTATATTGTAGGTTGGCATTACAAAGATACCGATAATACTGACCACGTAAGAGACGCTGTGGATAGATTCATTACTGAAATTCTTGTAAAGACCAAGGCTCGGCAGTATGCTGGGTTTTTCTCTTCAAAAATCACGTTTAGAAACAATATCTATAGCGCCTACAAAGCAAACAGAGCAGAAACGCACCCAGGAATTGAAAAGTGGAAACCTTACATCACAGAATACTGCATTCAAGAGTGGAAGTTTGAAAAACTAAGTAACTACGAGGCTGATGATGCAGTTGCAGAACTACACCGCGTCATGCAAAACACAGTTATTTGTTCTCCAGACAAGGATTTGAAGCAAGTACCCGGCAACAACTTTAACTACGGTAAAGATGTACACTCAGTTATTGAGCCGGCAGAAGCTTTGAAAAACTGGGCCGTTCAAATGCTGATAGGAGATACTGGAGATAACATCAAAGGAATTCCAGGCATGGGCAAAGTTGGAGCAGCTAAATTACTGGTTGACGTTGATTTTACTGATGCCCAGGCTGCTGATAATGTAGTAAGAAAAGCATACTTTAAAAAGTTCGGTGATTTAGTTGAATACGAGCTTCATTGCAGGCTAATCGGCTTAGGTTTACCGGATGCTGAAATTGCGTATCCGTACATTAATACGTTTGAACTTGATAATGCGGCCAGTTCTGAATACATTCGTGTCCCTGAAGATCAAATTGGCCAGGATGCCGAAGACCTATTTGGTTCTTGGTAGACCATAATACATCAGTTATATGAATAAATTCTTTGATGCCGTGTACGATTATCACTTGTGTACTTACTATCTTTTACCGTTAACTCGGTTAAATAAGTATGCTTTTGGTCACAATAATTTTAAACAATGTTACGTCAATCGTGACAACCCAATGTTGCTTCATGTGGAAGTATTCTATATTCCAATGAGAATAGACCAACAACAAACTTTTCAATACGCTCAAAAACAAGATGGCAGAATGTTCATTACGTTTTTGTTGCCTGACGAGTGGTTAGCTGATGTTGATTTGTTTTTACAAGGAAAGTATTCTCAATTCAGTTCAGATGCAAAGCGCAGAATAGTTGACCACGCTGGTTTATCTTACAAACAGATAAAAAGTGAAAACGGGAAACCTTATACAGACGCCAGGCTTATGGCTATAGATGATGATTTGAAAATGCGTACATTCTTAAAAGTGTACATAGAAAATGCTTTGGGGGTAAGATTGAACGCAAGTGACGAGCTAATGTCGCCACCCAACTATGATTGTTTTATATATTACTCGGTTGAACAATACAATAAAACCACTAGTTTAGAGTCTCAGGTACAATCCTGAGACTTGGCTAGTGGTTTTTTTTTACTGGTCGGCCTATATTTTTAAGCTTCGTTGGTTGATAGCACTCCGTCTCTGGTCATAGAAACTTGTCTTACATTATCAGGTTCTCCCACTACATACTTAGGTCTTCTTGCTCCCAATAATCTACTTTTAGCTATCCAGGTAAAACCTACAGAATCTGATTGGTTTCCTCCGTACACACAAAAGCTTGTTGCATCTTCCGCCACATAAAAACCTACGTGGCCTCCACCTTCTCTAACAAATACAAGTACGTCCCAAAGCATTTCTCTACCTTTTATTACTGGATCGCCCCACTTTATCCACTCTCTAGCGGATAGTAATTTATTCTTGTCAAAAGCATAATTACACTTGTGAGCTACCCAGCCCACAAATAAACCGCACCAGGGGATTGAATCTTTGCTGTACCAACTAATTCCCAAAGTCTTAGCCCAACTTAAAATTGTTGGGTTGTCATTGGCGCCAATTACTTCTTTTAAACCATTGTACTTTAAAGCTTCTACTAACATAGCTGGAGCTTTTTCTTCCGCTAACCAGCTGAACTTGTTTTCTAATTTTACCATGTTCTAGTTTACCATTTGTTAAGTGGACACCTTGAATGCTCCCCAGCTGTTTTACCAGCTAAGGGACAATGGCATTCTCCGCATTTGTACATCGAACTGTTTTCGTTAATTGCGTTAAGGATAAGTTGCCCAGTTGATCCTATTTGTACTTTAGATGGGCACAAGTCGCAAATAGCTAAGCGACGTTGAGCTAATTCCTGAATTTCAGGAGTTTGTTGAATAAAGCTGTACCAGGCTTTTGCTATTTCAGTTAAACTGCTCATATTAAGTTTTTAAAACCTGACAAAATCGTAATTAATACCTACAGCTTGGAACCAATTCCGATCAGTAACGTTGTAATAACTATACCCGATAATGTTATACCTTTTAAAATCAAAACTTGCGCCTGGGCCTACAAAGAGTTTTTGGCTATCCATTACATAAATACTTCTTAGTTGTAGCCTTAATCCGAATTGAGGCTCCCTTTGTTCAATTTTAAGCCTGTCAATTCCGTTAATAGTGTTTCTTTTGTCATCACTCCAAATATCTACGTAGCTTCTTTTCGCACCGATAACAGGGAATTTCTTTTTCCAGTATTGAACATAATTGAGTTTAGCATTATACATATAATCAAAAGTTGGAATTGTGTCTACGGCATCCGGCAGCTTAAACTTAACGGCTAAATAATTATCGTTATAGGTGTAGAAAACTCGATTTAAAGAATCTATGGTCTTTTTTAAAACAAGATTTTCCGCGGCTAAAGTCGTGTTGATAATGGTAATAGATTCAACCTGCTTTTTTCTAATGTTCAAATCCGAGGCTGTAGAATCTACAATACCGGGTCTAACTTCATCATCATTCAGAAAACCCCTAGGTAAAATGTTTTCTGCTTCTGCAATGGTCACGCGTTCTAGGCCCTCCTCGCTAATTTTGCGATTTAAAATAGTTGCCTCTGTTTGAATTTCCTTTTTTTGAAGAGCTTCTTTTTTATTGGCCTGGGTAATCACAGCTTTCATTTCTATGTTGTCTTTCCGTAGAAAAATAATTACAAGTACTAGAGCAGGAATCACCAGCAAGTACCAAAATCTTAATAAACTTCTCATTTTTGCGTTGTTTTTAAACTGTCTGTTTTTGTTGTTTCCGTTTTTTTATCAATTATTTTAAGTACTCCAGTGCTCACTAATAAGGCGTTATATAACTCGTTTTTTTCTTTTCGTTCCTGTCTTATTTCTGTTCTTAATCGTTCATTATCAGCTTCACAACTTTTATTTGATGAAGAGGTAACGTCTGAATTTTGGTAGAATAAAAACCCTATAATACCGACTGCACTTATGAGCATATAAGCCCATGGATACTTTGCAACTTCCTGTATGGTTGGTTTTAAGTGTATCTCTTCCATTATTTTTAAAAGTTAATAACTTCATCAATCATCTGATTTCGTAATTGTTGCGACTACTTTTGCTACCGTTGTTTCGCCTGTTTTTGGCACTGGGGGTTTATCTGAACTGCTGAAATAAACTCCCATTACGCTACCTACCATTGAGCCACCCATTACAAAACCTATGAGTAATTGTAATATGCCTGCATCGTCACCGTGAACCACAACTACATAGCTCATAAAAATCATTGTGTAAGCCATGATAGCAACAGCTAGTAAGCTTCTTATTGGATTGTCTTTTATTGACTGGTTCATTTTAAATTGTGTTTAATTGTGGAGGTACTACTACTAATCCTAAAGTACTAATAACATAATCAATCAATACTTGGTCATTATCATTCCAAAGAATTACAAGTTCTTTAGGTATTTCTACTATTTTTTGGTCATCTATTAAATCACCATCTTTATAAAAAAGAAGCCTTACTCTACACGCTTCGTTGCTACCTAAGACATATCCACCTTGACGTAGTTGAATGAAGTTTGCTTCTGTTTGAAAGGCTACTTGTATTGGTTCTATCTGTATTTTCATAATCTTATGAATAAAATGGATTTCTTTTTAATGACGATTGTAAGTTGTTTGTTATTAAAAATAGACTAGATAATTCTAAGTCAGTTAAGCCTGCACCTAGTATGATTAACCTACTTTCTCTCATTGAACTTGCGCTTGCGATTGCTTCCCCAAACAATATCACCTCCGAATTTGGAAACACATTAGAAGTATTTGAAATAGTATTTAAAGTTTGATTTTTAAATACTGTGGTTTGAGTTGCATTTATTCGATTAATTCCATACCATCCTAAAGAGTTGGTTGCAGCTATCTGATGAAAAGTTGAAGAACTTAACTGACCACCATTAAAACCAGAACCATTGCCGTAAATTCTAAATGCTCCTGCGCCTGCACTTATATCATAAAAATTATTTTGAACATTTGTTCCTGAATAAAATGATAAGTGTAAGCTGTTTTGAGATGCTAAATTTAAAGAGGGGTTTAGATAGGTATTAGCTATAGATGTAGCAGAACTAGGTAACGCTCCTGTACCAGAATGAGTAAATGTGCTATTAAAGACTAACCTAAATGCAGCATCTAAATCTCTAGGGTCTTTAAGGTTAAACTTGTGCATACTTGCTGTTCCACCTATAAAAACATAGACAGCTTTCATTCTTTCCCAAACTGTTTGAGTTTGACCAATATCTTTTAAACTCTTTAATCCAACAACAAAGAAATGCAAAGCCATTCTAGCTTCTTCTGCTGTATATAAACCAGCTACACTTAAATTACTATCAGTATTTAAGCCACTAGCATCAATAAAATTACGTGCATCTTTATCAATGCGAATATGTACTCTTGTTTTATGGCGTGAAATCATTATAACCTACCTTTAATGTTTTGTAATGTTTTTATTAAATGTGAAAATCTTTGCACCTTAACGTCTAATATTCCTAAGCCTATTAAAGCAAAAGATAACCCTCTTGGTGAAAAGCAAACGCTTCCTGTATGAGTTCTTCCTGAAAGAGTTATCGTGTCAGTTATTTCAGTATTACTTACAAGACTGTTAATAAT